TGGCAATACGTATGGCAATAAGAATACTGTCTACGTCAATGCTGGGCATGTTCCAGGCATTTTTGATGCTTGGGCAACAGCTTTGTATGACTTCAACCACGCTGGTACCATTGATCAATGCATCCGGAGTACGTAGGGTGATCTCGTCTCGGGTGGTCATTGGGTACACAGGTATTTCACCTGTGGCAGGTAAATCAATGCTGCCTTCGGGCCAGTACTTGCCGTCACTGACCAATTTGATGTATAGTGCAGGCTGTCTAAAGTGTTTGGCTAGAGGGTTGTTACTCATTTGAGTCATGGTTTTTTCCTAATAAATAATAGATATACACACATATTTATTGGTAAAAACCCATGGATGAAAAAGATTTAGACAAGAAAATTGAAGCGTTGAGTGCGGCTTCTGACAAGATGGCCAAGTCAATGGAGCAGTTGTCTGACATTGTTTTCAAACAACTGGGCCTAACTGGCACAGATGCCAAGAAAAAGATAGCCGATTGGGGCGAAAGACTCAAAAAAGAGACTGACGGCTACCGTAAAAGTGCCAAAGAGATCAATGACACCATCAAAGATCTGAATAAACAGTACGAACAAAACCAAATCACAGCCGAAGAACTTGATGACGAAATCAAGGTGCTACGTGATCAAATACACAAAACTGCGGATCAAAGCAAAAAAGATGACCTGATCAAAGCCAAAGCATCTTTGGAATGGGCCGCAGCCAGCGACAAAGCCAAACAGGCAGTCAAGGTCAGCCTGGGCGAAGGCATTGGTGCAGTGGCCAAAGGGCTGGCAAATTCGTTTACCAGTGCAGCCAAAGCAGCCGCCAGTGGTGGCGATGCCATGAGTGTGGCTGGTGCGTTTATCTCGGGCAACATTGATGCGGCCAATGCTGGTGTGCAAGCCGGTGCCAAGGGACTACAAGATTTTGGTGCTCATGCGGCCGGTGCAGGTGGTAAACTGGGCAAGTTTGGAGTTGTGGCCACAGTGGCCGGAGCCGCACTGGGCTTTTTGAGCAACACAGCCAGTGAGTTGGCCAAAGCTGGCTTGAACTTCATGATTACCCAAACGGGTAAGCTGATACAAAGTTTCCAAGAGTTGTCGGCGGCAGGTGCAATCTACCAAGGCGGTATGATGGCACAGATAGAAACAGCTGGCAAAGCTGGCATGACTCTGGAACAGTTTGGTAAAGCTGTCAGCGCCAATCGAGAAGTGTTGGCCAAGTCTGGTCTGGGTGTGGCAGAAGGCAGTAAGAAAATGGCCGCCGCCATGGAAGCTGGTGGCAAATCCGCACGTGATGGCATGTTTGCTCTGGGCATGGGCATGGAAGAACAAGCAGCCGCTTATGCCAATACCATGGCTACCATGGCAGGTCCCGAAGGCAAGTTGAAAGCCAGTCAAGCAGAAATTGCCGCACAAACACAAGACTATGCTAGAAACTTAAAAATTGTCAGTAGTTTGACCGGCGAAGATGCCAAAGCCAAACAGGAAAAAATACGCCAAGAAAACGATACACTGGCCTTTAATCAAAAGCTGGCTGGCATGAGTGAAAAACAACGTGCCGAAATCAACAATGCCATGTTGAATATGAATGATGCACAGCGTCAAGCTCTGCGTGAGCGTATGATTTATGGCACAGTGATCAGCAAGGACATTGCCATTGCTGAAGCTACCAACAAAGGTATCAGAGATTCCAACGATCAGATTTATCAATCGGTCAAAGATGGTACTGTGAGTGCAGAAAAAACTCGCAAGATTCAAGCAGATAATGCTGAACAGACCAAGAAAGATGCTATAGCCAATCAAGGCCTGGCCATGGCCACAGGCGAGTCTGCACGTGGTGCCGCCAAGGTCAACAACGAAGCATTGAAAACTGCCGCCATGAGCGACAAGGATCGTGTCAAAGCCGCAGAAGATGCTGCCAAGGCACAGCAAGATGCCGGCAAGTCGGGCAAAGGTGGACCTGAAGTTGGAGTAATGTCAGCACAGCAGGACTTTGCTTTGAAGATGCAGGAAATTGCCGCAAAGAATCTGCCTAGCTTTGCCAAAGCACTACAGAGTGTAATCAGCGACATTGAAAAATCAGTGGCTGAGGCAGTCAATATGGGTGCCAAAGCTGCCAGCATGCCACCTTGGCTCATGCAGGCCATTGGCATTGCAGGATCACTATTGCCAATCATTCCAGCTATCATAACCATGATGGCAGACAAAAAAGCAGGCAAAGCAGCCAGCATTGCAGAGTCGGCAGCCGAAACAGCCGGCGGCAAAGAGTCTAAAGGTTCCAGACGTGGTAGAGTTGGACGTGTTGGTCGCGGAGCCGCTGACATGGCAAAGGCCGAAGGACCATCAGCCGGTGCCAAAATAGGAGAAAGTTTAAGCAAGGGTCTAGGCGGATTAGGTGAAGGACTCAAAGGCCTAGGGCAAGGTATCGGCGGCGGCATCAGTGGAATACTGAAAGGCATTGCCAGCGGATTGGCAGCTTTGGCAAACCCTGCCACATTGGTTGGGCTTGGTGCAGTGACACTGGCAGTCATGGGCTTTGCAACAGCTCTGCGTATTGCGGAACCAGCCCTGGAACCGTTTGGCCGAATGATTAAATCTATGTTTGAGGGCATAGGCGATGTTGTCAACAACATAGGATCTGCTATCAAGAGCACACTAGAAGGATTAGGTACAGCAATTCAAGGCATTGGTAATTTTATCAGTGGTGTTGTTACTGGTCTAGGTTCTGCTATCAAGAGCACACTGGAAGGTGTTGGCTCTGCAATCAGCAGTATAGGTGACGGAATTGGTAAAGTTGTTACCAGCATTGGGTCAGCAGTTAATACTGGCCTTGAAGGTATTGCCGCAGTTGTTAGAGCCATTGGCACCACAGTCACTGAAGTATTGGGTGGTATAACAGCCAGTATCAAAGAGCTATCAAGCCTTGGTGTGGCACAACTGCTGGGTGTGGCCGGTGGTATTACTGCTATAGGTGTAAGTCTAGCACCATTTGCACTGGGTGGTGCATTGGCAGGGCTGGTTGCCAAAGCTGGCGGATTTAAAAACATCACGGACGGATTGCAAGACTTTCAAAAGCTAGATCCGGACAAGCTGATGAAAGTGGCCGAGGCCATGAAAAAGGTCACGGAAAGCATGCCTAGCGTATCGCAAATGGTGGCAGCCGCAGCCTCGGGCTTATGGGACAAATTAACAAAATCTGGTGAAACACCTACACCTCAATCTGGTACTCCTGGCTCTGCACAGAATCAAACTCCAGTTGAACGACGCGAAGAGGGCGGCCCTGTCAAGAAAGGTCAACCTTACATCATTGGCGAAAAAGGCCCAGAGATCATGTGGCCGGATGCTGCCGGCAAAGTATTGCCATCCATGGACAAAGCCATGTCCTTGCAAGGTGGTGCTGGCGATCAGAAAAGAGAGTCGTGTACAGTCAACGGCAAGCCGGCAACCAAAGAACAATACGAAGCTGCCAACAAAGAGATTACCAAAGAGCTACAGAATCTACGTGGAGACTTTAGAAAACCGTTTACTATAGACAAAGAATCTCTCACAGCCGGTGCAAAAATAAATGCCGAATCTGCAATGGGCATTCCTGCAATGGCAGATATTAAAAAACAAAATTCAGCTATAGCTGATTCGATCAAGCAACAGGCAACCAAGACTGGGGCAGAGCAGGCCAAGACACAACCCACCATGTTTGAAAAGATCGGCGGATACTTTGCCAATGTTGGTGGCAAAATTGCTGATGTGTTTAAAGCAGTTGGCGAACCTATTACCAAAGCAGTCAAAGAAGGTAACGATCAAGCCAAAGAACAGTATACTGTCAACGGCAAGCCAGCAACCAAAGAACAATACGAAGCTGCCACCAAAGAGATCAATGACAAGTTTGCATCCATCAAAGAAAAGATGCCGTCGTTGGACGATCAAAAGTCTGCAATGGGGGAAATTGTCAATGGAAATGTTGCATCCATCAAAGAAAAGATGCCGTCGTTGGACGATCAAAAGTCTGCAATGGGGGAAATTGTCAATAGAAATGTTGCAGCCACTAATGCAGATTTGATGGGCAAGATCAAAGACTTTAGCAGTATGTCTGAGCAAGACAAGGCCAAAGCAATTGAATCTGCCAAGGACACTGATCAATCAAAAGAAGACAAAGCCAAAGACAAAAAATCCACTGACATGTTTAATAGCAGTCATCTAGACAGTCAGCAACAACTGGTAGACATGTTCCAAAAGTTCTTGGCCAAACAAGATGACATACTATCTGCACTACAGGATGGTAACAAGTTGTCTGGCAAGATTCTACACTCCAGCATGTGATCGGTAAATATACGTATATAAACAGGACATATCATGGCCGGATGGAAAAAATATTTTAAGACCAGTAACTTGCCAGGGCAACTGAGCCCAATTGGCAGTGGCGGAACTGCATCTAGTGCAAACCCAGCATATCGCAACTTTGCCAGCACACTGCCCGAAGTGTACATCGGTCATCCAAACCGTATTGAGCGTTATAACCAATACGAACAAATGGACATGGACTCAGAAATCAATGCCGCCCTGGACATTCTGGCAGAGTTCTGTACTCAAAAGAACGACGAAAATCTAACAGCATTTGATATCCACTTTCACGAAAAACCCACTGACAACGAAGTCAAGATCATCAAAGAGCAGTTACAGCAGTGGGTCAGCTTGAACGAGTTTAACAAACGAATCTTCAAGATTGTGCGTAACACAATCAAGTACGGCGACCAAGTGTTTATCCGTGACCCAGAAACATTCAAGTTGTTCTGGACTGAGATGAGCAAAGTTACCAAAGTCATTGTTAACGAAGCAGAAGGCAAGAAGCCCGAGCAATATATTGTCAAAGACATCAATCCCAATTTTCAGAACTTGACAGTTACAGCAGTCAGCACCAGCGATACCTTTGTTAACCACCCACAAGTGGGCGGACCCAGTGGTGCTTATGTGCAACCTCGTACTCCTTACAGCGGCGGATCACGCTTTAGTCATGCACAAAACGAAGCAGTAATCAACGCAGAACATGTGGTTCATTTGAGTTTGACTGAAGGCCTGGATGTATTTTGGCCGTTTGGTAACAGCGTATTAGAGAATATTTTTAAAGTATTCAAGCAGAAAGAACTGCTTGAAGATAGTATCATTATCTATCGTGTGCAACGTGCGCCGGAGCGTCGCATGTTCAAGATTGACGTGGGTAACATGCCAACACACATGGCCATGGCATTTATTGAACGTATCAAAAACGAAATCAGTCAGCGTCGTATTCCTACACAAACAGGTGGCGGGCAGAACATGATGGATGCCACATACAACCCCATGAGCATGAACGAAGATTTCTTCTTTCCCCAGACAGCAGATGGCCGCGGATCCAGTGTTGAAATCTTGCCCGGCGGTCAGAACTTGGGCGAAATCACCGACTTGAAGTTCTTTACCAACAAATTGTTCCGTGGTTTGCGTATTCCCAGCAGTTACTTGCCCACAGGTGTTGACGACGGTACCCAGGCATTTAGTGATGGGCGTGTGGGCACAGCACTAATTCAAGAATGGCGTTTCAATCAGTACTGTATGCGCTTGCAGGCCATGATTGTTGATCGTTTGGATCAAGAATTCAAGATGTTCCTGCGTTGGAGAGGCATCAACATTGACGGACAGATCTTTGATTTGCGATTCAATGAGCCACAGAATTTTGCACAATATCGTCAAGCTGATATAGATTCAGCAAAAATTGCCACTTTTACACAGTTAGAGCAGTATCCTTACATGAGCAAACGTTTCTTGATGAAGCGTTACTTGGGTCTAAGTGAAATGGAAATGACTGAAAACGAAATGATGTGGGCCGAAGAGCACGGCGAAGCTGAAGGTCAAGCACCAGGACAAGCCAACTTGCGTAACGTGGGTATCACACCCGGCGGACTGGCCAGCGATCTTGAAGCTGCCGATGTTCCAGCAGATGCTGGTGCCGATGCAGGTGCCGATGCAGGTGCCACCGGACAAGGCATGGGCACTCCTACCACAGGCGGAGCGGCAGCACCAGCGGCCAGTGCCCCAGGCGTAGGCGGTTAACCCATTTTGGCTAAATATAAATTATGAATATATTTGAAATGTTTGATGAGCGCAAGCCCGGTTACGAGTCTGAAAAAGACGATAATTCTACGGCCAAACTGTCAGACCTACGCAAAACTAGACTTACTCTAGCACACCTAAACAAGCTAAGAATGGCCAACGATGTTCGTAAATTTGAATACGAAAAGAAAATGGAAACCATTCAAAAACAGTATGCGGCACCAGCAGAAGAAGGTGCTGTACCGGCTGGCATGTAATTTTTTTGTAAAAAACACGGAAAAATACGCATAAAACCCAGAAATCTACGCAGTTAAGTAAATAAATTTACAAAGCTATTTAAAAGGAGTTCCTTTATGAACAAGTATGAACAGTTGATTGAACACATCATCAACGAAAACGAGAAAGCAGCCAGTGAGCTGTTCCACCAAATTGTAGTGGAAAAATCACGTGACATCTATGAAAGTTTAATGGATGAAGAAGAAGACGAGCAAATGGATGAAAACTTTGGTGGCAATCCAGCGGCTGACTTTGTTCAAGACGTTCAAGATGAGCAACAACAAGGTTTAGAACAAGGTATCGGCGAAGACGACGAAGAGGGCGAGGAATTCGAACTAGGCGGCGATGACGAAGAGTTTGGCGACGAAGAAACTTTCGGCGGCGAAGAAGAACACGGCGAACACGGCGAAATCATCGGCAAGATTGATGATCTAGAAGCTCAGTTGGCTGATCTTAAAGCCATGCTAGCTGGCGAAGAAGCCGGCGAAGAACATGAAATGGGCGATATGGACCATGACATGGGCGACGAAGAATCAATGGGCGACGAAGAGCACAGCGACTTTGATGCCGACATGATGGAAGCCGAAGAAGACGACGAGGAAGACGACGAGGAAGATCTTGAAGAGTCTAAGAAAACTGACAAAAAGCCAGTTAACAAAAAAGACGACAAGAAAGCCAAAAAGTCTGATGTTGAAATCATGAAAGAATATGTTGACAAGATTGGTGAGATCTACAAGCAAGAGCCAGCAAGCGGCGAAGGCAAAACTGTAGGTACAGGCGGTGACGCACCAACTGTTAACAAAAAGAGTATCAGCTTAGAAAAAGGTCCAGATTTTGGTGGCACAAGCGGTAACATCGTTAAAGGTGGCGCTAACGAAAATCCAGACGGCAAGCAATACAAAGGTCCTAACAATGCCTATTCAAAAGGCCAAGGACAAATTGAAGTTACCCAGCGTCAGGTAAATCAGCCAGGCGGTAAAGGTGCAGACAAATTCTTTAATCATAAAGAAACAGCTTATGAAAAGAATCGTGGTAAAGAAGGTCAGACAACTGACGGTTCGGTACCTGTAGCTAAGAAGTCTGTGCAAGTACAAAACACTGGCAAGAAATAATAGGAACTAACAGTAAATGGCTTTGTTACTGAAAGAGCAATTAACCTTCGATAACGCACAAATACGTGTGTTATCGGAGGATTCTGCTGACGGTAAAGGCAAAGACCTTTACATGGAAGGCATTTTCATTCAGGGCGGTGTACGCAATGCCAATGAACGTGTTTATCCAGTTCACGAAATTGATAAAGCAGTAAGCACTATTAACGAACAGATCAAGGGTGGTTATAGTGTATTAGGCGAAGTTGATCACCCAGATGATCTAAAGATTAATTTGGATCGTGTTAGCCACATGATTAACAAAATGTGGATGGACGGTCCTACCGGATTCGGAAAATTAAAAGTGTTACCAACTCCAATGGGCAAACTGGTTGAAGCCATGATCACATCAGGCGTAAAACTGGGTGTTAGCTCACGTGGATCTGGTAATGTTAACGAAAGCAATGGACACGTTAGCGATTTTGAAATCGTTACTGTAGACATCGTAGCGCAGCCTAGTGCGCCTAATGCATATCCTAGAGCCATCTACGAAGGCTTGATGAACATGCATGGCGGAGCACAAATTTTTGAAATGGCTCGTGATGCTGGCACCAATCAAAGAGTACAGAAGTACATGCAACAGGCAGTGGTGCGCCTTATCAAAGATCTAAAAATATAGGAGATATCCATGTTAGATGCTATCAAACCATTGTTGGATAACGGTATCATTAACGAAGATACTCGCGCCTCTATCAATGAGGCTTGGGAAACCAAGCTAAATGAAGCACGTGAACAAGTACGTGCAGAGTTACGTGAGGAATTCGCTGGTCGTTACCAACATGACAAACAAGTCATGGTTGAAGCTCTAGACAAGATGGTAACTGAATCTCTACAAGCAGAAATCCAAGAATTCAAAGCTGAAAAACAAGCTCTTGCTGAAGACCGTGCCAAGTTTAATACTCGCATGGTTGAAGCCGCAGGTAAATTTGACAGTTTCTTAGTTACTAAATTGGCTGAAGAAATTAAAGAATTACGTGCCGATCGTAAGATGTATGAAAACAAAATTGCTCGCTTAGAACAGTTTGTAATCAAATCTCTTGCTAGCGAGATTAAAGAGTTTGAGCAAGACAAACGTGCTGTGGTTGAAACAAAAGTTAAGTTGGTTGCTGGCGCAAAAGCCAAACTGGCAGAACTACAACAGTCGTTTATTGCACGTTCAGCCGAGCTTGTAAAAGAATCAGTTGCAAACAAACTAGAGTCTGAAATGACACAATTAAAAGAAGACATCCAAATGGCTCGTGAGAACATGTTTGGTCGTCGTCTGTTCGAAGCTTTCGCTAGCGAATTTGCTGTTACTCACTTAAATGAGAACAAAGAAATTGCTAAACTAAGAAAAACCTTAGACGAACAATCCGCGGTAATTGCAGAAGCCAAACAGGCTGCTAAAGAAAAAACTGCATTAGTCGAAAGTAAAGAACGTGAAATCCGTATAATCAAGGAATCATCAGATCGCCGTGAGTCAATGGCCAAACTGTTGAAACCACTAAACAAAGAGAAAGCCGCTGTAATGAGCGAACTTCTCGAATCAGTGCAGACAGATAAGTTACAATCTGCATTTGATAAGTATCTTCCAGCTGTGCTAAACAACAGTTCAGTCAAACCAGTGGCCGAAAAAGCCGCAGTATTAACTGAAAGTCGTGTAGCTGTAACTGGAGATAAAACTGCTAAAGCCGTTAGGAACGAAGACACCACAAATGTTATCGAACTGAAACGTCTAGCAGGGCTAAAGTGACTTAACCCTAAATAGGAGAAATTAAATGACACAAGCATTATTAGAAAGCCGTTGGGGCGAAACCAAAGACGCTCTGTTAGAAGGCTTAAACGGTTCACGCCGTACAACAATGGGTGTAATCCTTGAGAACACCCGCAAGCACTTGGTAGAAAACGCTACCGCTGGTGCAACAAGTGCAGGTAACGTAGCAACATTAAACCGTGTGATTCTTCCAGTGATTCGCCGTGTTATGCCTACAGTTATTGCTAACGAAATCGTTGGTGTTCAACCAATGACTGGTCCAGTTGCTCAAATCCATACTCTACGTGTACGTTATGCAGATGGCGTTTCAGGTACAAATGGTGCAACAGGTACAACAGCTGGTGACGAAGCACTATCACCATTCAAGATTGCTACTGCTTATTCTGGTAACAGCTCAGGCTACCCAACAAGCACAGCTACTCTTGAAGGCGTTCCAGGCAACCGTATCAACGTTCAAATCTTGAAACAGGTTGTCGAAGCTAAGACACGTAAGTTGTCAGCTCGTTGGACATTCGAAGCCGCGCAAGATGCACAATCTATGCACGGTTTGGATGTAGAAGCAGAAATCATGGCTGCTCTAGCACAAGAAATCACAGTTGAAATCGACCAAGAGATCCTAGGTTCACTACGTTCATTGGCCGCTACTGACTATGCATTCGACCAAGCCGCTGTATCAGGTACAGCTACATTCGTTGGTGACGAACACGCCGCTCTAGCTGTTCTAATCAATCGTAGCGCAAACTTGATCGCTCAGCGTACACGTCGTGGTGCTGGTAACTGGGCCGTTGTAAGTCCAGCTGCCTTGACAGTACTACAAAGCGCAACAACAAGCGCATTTGCACGTACCACAGAAGGTACATTTGAAGCACCTACAAACACCAAGTTTGTTGGTACATTGAACGGTGCAATGCGTATCTATGTTGACGCATACGCAAGTGACTCAACTCCAGTTCTAGTTGGTTATAAAGGTTCAAGCGAAGCTGATGCTGCCGCTTTCTACTGCCCTTATATTCCTTTGATGAGCAGTGGTGTTGTTCTAGACCCAGCAACATTCGAACCAGTCGTAGGCTTTATGACTCGTTACGGATATGTTGAGTTGACAAACACAGCATCGTCTCTAGGTAACGCTGGTGACTATGTTAGCGAAATTAGTATTGCTAACCTATCATTCCAGTAATCGGAACGATAAACTTTTTACCCTCGGGATGGGAAGTTACATTAAAGCGCCGCAAGGCGCTTTTTTGTTGGCTAAATAATCGTATGACTATTCAATTTTTTCAACTCAAAGAAGGACAAGTGATTCCGCTGGACGACAACTATCCTGGAAACTTGGACTTTCAGTACAAATTTATACCTGCTAGATTACAATCTATATTTCCAGCTGATGCCAATGTCAGAGTGTTATACGATTGGTCAGCGGTGGCCAACACATACAATTTTGGCGGAGCTCCTGCAAAGCCAGTGTTCAACAGTCTGGACTTTGAAGTGATCAATGCTCACCCATTGATTGATGTGGTACTGATTCCGTATGCCGAAGATCCTTGGCCTGCATCAAACAGTTACTTTGATGAACTAGAAGAAAAATTAACCAAACCTTATATAATTTTAAATTCCAATTTGGCCGACATACATGGTAGGTCAGTGTACTATCCTTTCTGGACCAATTTTTATCCCAAAGAGTTTAACATACGTATACCCAGACTGGAAGAAGTAGAAAATTCTATTAGAACTTTTAAATACTCCTCGTTGTCTCGTTATCCTTCGTATGTGAAATGGGTAAACTTGCTGTACGGACTAAAGTATCAAACTGTTACCAATGGCACAGGAGTATGCACATTTGGCATTTTAAAAAACACAACCAAGAAAGAAAAAATTGATTTTGACGGTTATGTGAAAGATGTGGTCAGCCATTGGCCCGAAGGTCAGCGCATATTTGAACAAATCAAAGATACTTTCCCCATCAACAACGAAAATATTCCCACACAGTTCATTGAAGATTATACTGAAGTCAAAAATTCAGCATTCTTGGATACCTATGTCAACATTGTGGTTGAAGGCTCAGATGGCAACATCATCACCGAGCGTACATTGAAACCCATCTTGGCCGGACAGATGTTTGTGATGGCACACCCAGGCACACTGGAGTTGTTGAGATATCTTGGCTTTGACACATTCGATGACATCATTGAGCATGATAGATATGTTGAGTATGACAATCTTTACATGCGCCTGGAAGCCATGCACAAGCTACTAGACAAAATGAAAATCAGAGATTGGGAAGACATTTTCTACCGCACTCGAGAACGCCGAGTAAAAAACAGAAACCTGTTGTTGTCCAACAAGATAGACATTTCTGTACATGCAGACCTACTGCACAGAATCAAATACAACAGCTGATTCATAAATACTTTGTTCATATGAACTCTCGGAGTATAGCCGCTTCGGGTAGCCTAGAACGCTATTTAAAGGAGAAAATAAAATGGCAAAATTAAAAATTACGCAAACAGATTCAAGCGGTCAAATACACGATCGTTACACTAGCCAACAATACATCAACGGCGCATACGTTGGTGGCACAGGCGGGTTGACAAGCCAGGTTGGTCGTCAAATTCAAGGACAATCATACATCAATGGTGCAAGCTCGCAACAATGCAGTATTCTTGCACAAAAAGGCGCACACAAGTTTCGTGTACAAGATGCTAACGGAGCCAAAGGTACATGTACATTGGTTAACAGCCCAAATCCAACAGCTGGTCAGATGAATGTTTTGTTAACATTGAACAGCGCAACTGCCAGCATTGCGGCAGCTAACGTAGCCGGTGGTGCAACCAGCACAACAGTGACATTGTCAAGTGTTACTGGTCCTGTTGCTCTTCCACGTGTTGGCGACTGGTTAAGCTGGACAAGTCCAAGTGCTAATATTAGTAATTTTGTTCAGGTCACTGGGGTTAACGGTAGCACAATCACCATTGGTGCGTCTGGCAACGTTGCGGCAGCGTCGGGTGTTAGTGTTACTACAAACACATACGCAAGCAAGATCAATAACAAATATGTTTGGGATTGGACCAGCGATGGACAACAGGATTCAACTTCTGGTACAGTGACTTTTATGACCAGTGGCTACAACCCAAATCGTTATCGTTATCATTTGGCTGCCGCGGATGCAACGTTTATTCAAGTTCAGTACGCTTAATAACAAAATTAGCTACATTTGAGGTAGCATGATCCAGTCTGAAACCCACTACGGTGGGTTTCTTTTTGAAAAAACATTCTGTTTATCTTTGCTAAATACTACTAAAACAGGATTCGCGAATGTCTACAACTAAAAGAGTGTCGGGTACATACACAGTTATCTCAGATAACATGTCGTTGAATGCCCCACTGGTCACAATTAACGGCAATTTGGTAATAACTGGAAACTCGTCAATTGTTGAGAGTACCAACACCAGCATCTACGACAACATCATTGTTTTAAATTCAGGCTTGAGCCCGAGCGTGGCACCAACTCTGAATGCCGGCATCACGGTAGACCGTGGCACACAGGCCAATGTCAGCTTAATCTGGAACGAGTCAGTTCAGTTGTGGCAATTGACCACTGACGGTTCGAACTACGGTAACATTGTGGTTGCCGGTGGTGCAACCAGCGGATTCAGCTTGTCGGGTAACTTGGACGTTCAATCCTACAGCATATACAGCCAAAATACTGCCTATGTTAAATTTGATGAGAACGTGGCCATAAAAACAACCACAGTGGCACCTGCGGCAGCGGCAGGATACAATGTTGTGTCTGCACAAAGTCCCAATGGTGGCGGCTCAGGCATATACACTACAAACTCTGTATACAACAATGCAGAGCTAATGACCCAAACAAAAGGTCTAATTTACAGTATCATATTTGGATAGGATTTAACAAATGGCAATCAAAAATACAGCATTAACCACAGTGGCCAGCAACGTGTACGTGAGCTCGGGCAACTCAGTGGTCACCACGGTACATCTTTGCAATTATAGTGGCAGTCAAGTACAGGCAAACGTGTATGTTGTGCCTGCTGGTTTCACAGCAAATACACTAACAGTCATTTACGGCAACGTGGCAATTCCTGCCTATAACACCTTGATCATATATCAAGAAAAGTTTGTGTTGGCCAACGGTGATGCAATCATGGCCAACGTCAGTGCAAACTCATCTGTGTCGACTACTACCAGCACAATGGGATTTTAATAATGGCAAGACTTCTTAAAAATCCGCAAATTGCTCCAGGCGCTCAAGCGGCGGCACTGCCAATAGTGCCCAGCTCGGCCTACGGCGATAGCCCAACCAATGGCTTGATCAGATTCAATGCCACGACCAACAAGATTGAATTTTATTACAACGGCGCTTGGAGTCAAGTGGCCAAAATTGGATCAGTGGCAATCACGGTGGATGACATTGTGGGAGATGGGATACAGACAGTATTCAGTTCGATGAGTCAAGCCGAAGCAGATGCCAGCGCAGTGGTAGTGACCATTGGCGGAGTCTATCAGCAACCAAATGTGGCCTATACCATGAACGGAACCACAAGTATCACATTTACCAGTGCACCGCCTGCACCAAGTGCAGTCAGCCCTAACAGAATTAATATAATTCACAATTTAAACAGCACTAACGCTGTATAAGGAACAGTATGGCAATTGGACGTATATCAGGACCAATGCTATACAATAACCTGGAACGCCAGGGTATTGATTTAGCCATTGACGGCAATTTGGTTTATGCAGATGTATCAAACCGCCGTGTTGGTATTGGTACGAGTTCCCCACAATACAGTTTAGATGTCCCTGGCAACGTGAGGTTGGCCAATCTGGTGATCAGTGGCAACACCATCACATCTAACTTGGGCCCGATCAACTTTGGCCCATTGTCAAACTTGACAATCACAGGCGGCAGTGCCAACAATGTAATCATTACCAACGGTCTTGGCACAGTCAGTTTTGCTGATTTGAATTCTCTTCCAGCATTGTTAATGGTTAACGCCAACATTGTGGCAGCCAATGCCGCAATTGTCACAGCCAACACGGGCATGCGAAACTATGTTGATTCAGTTATCAATGCAGAAACAGCCAATGTTGCCGCAGCCAATGCCGCAATTGTCACAGCCAATAACGCAGTAGTCAGTTATGTAAATACTCTCAACTCGGCACAAACAGCCAACCTGACAGCGGCCAATGCGGCAATTACAGCATTGCAACAAACACAATCGGCCACATATGGTAATACTATACAACTAGGCGCCAACTCGGCAGGCTATTTGATCAGCAACGCAGTAGCATTGACCACAGCAACCTCTGTGACCAATGCCATAAGTCAATTGAATCTAGTACTGGGCAAACTGGTACCACCAGCACCGCCAACATTTCCTGGCGCCAGCTCACTGAGTCTTACTTCAGCTACCACATCAGCATTGATGTGTAACTTTGTGCAGACTGATAATTCGGGCTGGGGTAACTTGAGCGTGTCCGGCGGCACAGCAATATCAGCAGTGAGATCCAGCACTTACACCGCAGGTACTATTACTTCAGTTGGCCCCGGTGACAGTGGAACAGTGACAGCATATCGTAATGGTGTAGCGGCCGGTAGTACCACAATGAACGGATCAAGCAATGGTACTTACAGTAACTTGGTCATTGCCAGCAATCAAGACTATCACAATGTGGTCAGCTCGGTCACTGCTGGATTCTGGTACAGCTTCAATGCCAGCCTAAGTGGATCGGGGGTGCCTGCAGGATGGAACCGGGCCAACATTGTGGACTCAGCTGGCGGATCTACCAATACCATCACTTGGTACTACGATTCGGCAGCACCCGGTGCGCCAACGTTTAGTAATACCAGCATCACGTTGACATCTAACTCAGTTACATATTCCAGCACTATACCGCATTTGAATTCAAGCAGTCAGTTTACACTCAAAGGCAATGTGGCCAAACTGAGTGGTGATATGTATCCCAACTCAACCAACTTGTTCAGTTCAACTGCCGCAGGTGGTGCCATGGCCGCTCCGGCCACAGTGACTTATTCGGGTGCAGGAGTTACCACTCCGCTAGCACAAAACTTGTATGTGAGTTCCGGCAGTGCCTATTTCCAATCTACCAGCGCAGTGATTTCAGGCTTTGGATCAAGTTCGTCTGGCCCAAGCGTGACAGTGAACAACAGCTACAATTCGGCCAGCAACACATTCAGTCCTGGTGTAACTGTGTTGTACAAAACAGGCACTGGCACACAGATTGAAGAAACCAATTTAACAGTGGCCGGATCAGTGGGGTCTGGTGCTGGTCAAGGCATACGTATACAAAACCCAGGCAGCACTGACACACCGGTGTATACCGGCAGCGAATCCAATTTCAACAGTCAAACTGGCACATTGACCACATCAGACGCCACAGTGGTTGGCGCAGTATTGAAGTTTGACCAAACCAATTATTCAACTGGTTACTTGCCGGTAGGTCCCAACTTGTCGGGTCAGGCCAGCAGTCAGTATTTTACTTTTAAATTCATAAGATCAAGCGTGAGTAAATTTGATATTGCCTACACTGGTACCATTGCTGGCCTATGGGTCGCATTGCCAGGCAGTCAAATTGATTCAACATCAACATTGAACGGGTGGCTATCAATGAGCACAGCCTATGCTGGATCCGGTATACCTGGAGCAACCAGCCCAGGCAACGGCAGCAATGGTTGTGCATTAGGCGGTCTGGCTACATTGAACTCAAGTGGTACATATAGTGTAACAGCTACATTTGGTACAGTGAGTTCATCTAGTACAGCAACAAACGAAATTTATGTGCGAGTCAAGTTGACCAGTGGTCAAACAGTATCAGCACTGTCTATACAGGTAGCAACACACTAATATGGCCATTACCGATTCACAAAAAGTTGACCTCTTATACAAGAAAGTTGGTTTTGGCGTAAGCAAAACTGATACTTCGACCTATAAGAGTCCCAGTAACGAAGGTAATGCAAGTCCTCAGTTGACTCGCGGCGATACTATTTGGCAACAAGCAGACCAAGTACCGGCAATCATTCCAACTAGTAATAGTAGCGCAGTTGTGTTGTACAACAACACAGTTTCTAGCACCATCGAGTGTGTGCCTGATACTACCAGCCACCCTACTTCTAGTGTGTACCCAACTTGGCTGACCAACTTGCAAGATTGGATTCCGCCCAGCTTTGGATCCACGTACCAGGTAAAAGTCTATGCCGCACCGGCCGGTAATTCGGCACCGCAGACCTATGGCACACAGCTATTTGCTGACGGTTCAGGCAACAGTGACAGTTGGTATTTTGACTACCAAGCCGGTGTACTGAACTTTTTAGATACAAACATTCCCACTGCCCTTACATCTGCATATCGCATTTATATTATGGGTGCAAGATATGTGGGACCAAAAGGTATCACAACCTGGACTGGAAATATCACGGTAGGTAATCTGACATTTGGTGGCAATACCATTGGCAGTACCGGCGGTAATATTATTTTAAATTCCAACGTCATCATCACAGGTAACACCACCTTCTCTGGATACACTGATTTAACAATCCAAGACAGTGTGATCAACCTGCACACACAGGCCAATCTAGCACCTTGGACCTATAACGATGGCAAAGATATTGGATTCAAGTTCCACTACTATGACACACAGGACAGTCATGCTGGTCTGGTTCGAGCCAACGACAGTGGATTCTTGGAATGGTATGCACGTGGTTCCGAAGGTTCGGGCAACACATTTGTGGGGTCAGCATACGGCACTATCAAGGCCGGTGAAATGTACCTTAGCAATGCTACACCAAGTATAAGTAGTACCACTGGCGCTTTGCGTGTCACTGGTGGTGTTGGTATAGGAGGCAATGCCAACATTGCCGGAAATGTTTCGGCCAACACAGCAGTATTCAGCGACATTTACGGAAATGTACACGGCACAGTTCCAACAGCCAATGTGGCTTACTTTGCCAACATAACAGCCACAACCAACGATCAAACTTATTATCTGTTGTTGGCCGACAAGACATCGGGCAATAGTGGTATCTATAGCGAAAACACAGTCACCGTAGATCCTGGTACAGGCAATGTGTCAGCATCAAATTTGATTGGTAATTTTTACGGTCCAGTAGTCACATCATACCAACCTTATATTACCACAGTAGGTACACTGACAAACTTGACAGTGTCAGGTACAACCATTGCCAATGTGATCACTGCAAATGCAGAATTGCTGACTGGCAATCTGACAGCCAACAATGCTGTGGCCAATGTGTTTTACGGAAACATTGTTGGCAATGTAACAGGAAATGTCACCGGTACAATATTGACCAACACCCAGCCCTATATCACCACAGTTGGCACATTGGGCAACTTGACAGTCAATGCCAACATAACCACAGGCAACATACTGTCCAGTGCATATTTTTATGCTAATGGAACACCATTCAATTACGGCAATGTTCAAGTGGCTGCATATTTGCCAACATATACCGGCAATCTTTCAGCCAATGCTGTTATAGCCAATTTTTACGGAAACATAAACGTAGACCAAATTGGCTCGTATCAAACTGGAAACATTGTTATTACGCCAGGCAACAATGGCATAGTGACCATCAACAGCTCAACAGCTTTGGGCCTGCCGTTTGGGTCAAATGTAGCAAGACCAAATTCAACCCGTGCAGGCTTGCTACGCTATAATTCAGACATTGGCACACTGGAATATTTCAACGGATCTGCTTGGATTGGTGTCACAAACACCATTACAGACCAGTTGATTGTTCCGGACGGTGTTACCAACACATTCACATTGAATGCTACAACAACCAGTGCAGGTGTTTTGGTCAGTATCAACGGTACCTTGCAACAGCCTGATCTTGCATATACAGTCAATGGCACACAGTTGGTTTTCACTGAAGTTCCGGGGGTGTATGATATTATCAGTGTGCGTTTTATTGCCACAGCAGTCAGTGTGACCTACGATGCACTACGAGTGGACACCACGCCAGTATTGGTAACCACAGCCAATACAATTGTGGATTCCTTTGATTCTACGGTTTACCGAAGTGCCAAGTACACAATTTCAAGCAACAACGGAACTGATCAGCACATGGCAGAAATCATGTTATTGCAAGGAAATGGCAATGCCTTGGTAAATACTTACAGTGTGCTCAACACAGGTTCAAATACCATAAATTATTACGCAAATATATCGGGTTCTACAGTAAATTTACTGGCCAATGGAACCACTGGGTCAAATCAATTACGCATTCAGAAGACCTACTTTAACATCTAACCAGACCCGACTCAAAAACTTGCCCACAAGGCAGGTTTCCTCACGACCTAAATAAATAACATTGTAGTTAGATACAAATTTGACCATATTTAAAGGAACATATCCAAATGGCCGTAACCCGAATTAGAACCAACCAGATTTCCGACGGTAACGTCACCGCTGCCAAGATTGCAACAGGTACACTGACCGGTAGTCTCTTTGCAGCCGATCTTACGTTTAACAGCAACATTACCATTGCTGGTAACCTTACTTTACAAGGTAACACTGACACAATCAGTGCAACCAATACCTACGTTAACGACCCGTTGGTGGTTTTCAACAACGGATTTAACGGAACTCCAAGCTATGACATTGGTATTTTGGTCAACAGAAACTTGACCAGCACACCACCATACGGATCAGTCAACGCTGCCTGGGTATGGCGCGAAAGCGATCAGGCATTTGAAGGCTTGATGACCACAGAAACTGGTGCCACAACTGGTGCAATTAACAATTCAGGCTTTGCCAACGTCAAAGTTGGTAACTTGACAGCCACTAGCTTGAGTCTAGCAGGCGGCCTAAGCATCAGTTCTTTGAATGGAACACCAATTGGTAACTCAACACCCAGCACTGGTGCATTTACCTACATCACAAACACCATTGGATTGTCATCGCCCAACGTGGTAATTGCCGGCGGGTATATCTATGGTCTTGCCAACGTATCAGCATTGAACGGTACCATTGGCAATGTGTTCAGTAGCAACGCAGTATTGACAGGTGGCTACATCAGCTCGATGGCCAATATCTATTCTACACTGGGCTATCACACCAACTTCAGTAGTTCAAACGTGGCATTGACAGGTGGTTATGCAACTGGCTTGGCCAACGTATATGCAACACTGGGTCAATTTACAAATTTCAGCACTGCCAACGCAGTAATCACAGGTGGTTATGCAACCGGCTTGGCCAATGCCGCAGCCACATATGGCACATTTACAAATCTTAACAGCGGTAACGTGGTCATCACAGGTGGCTATATCAACAGCCTGGCCAATATCACTGCCGCGTCTGGTACTATTGCAACTGTCAACAGCACCAACGGTAACGTAACAACTTTATATGCAGGTAGTGTAAATACCGCCAATGCAGTAATCACGGGTGGTTATATCAGTGCATTGACCAATGCCACTGTCACAACTGCTGCCGTAACAACACTACAAGCAAGCAATTTCTCAACAGGCAATGCCACAATACAAGGTACTGGTACATACATTGGTACTCCAGTAGCACCAATTGCCAACATCAGTGCCACACTGGCCAACATAACAACAGCCAACGTTACTAGCTTATATGGTACATTCTACGGTACAATCGCTGGACAAAGTGGTAGCTCTAACGTTGCCAACTATGTTGTTGTAGACCGTACCGTTACAGGCGGCACATACTATCCTACCATGGTTGACAAAACAACCGGTAACGTGGCCGAGTATACCAGTTCAAACTTGGTATTTAACACCACAACTGGCAACTTGTTTATTGGTGCAAACATATCGGTCACTGGTAACATTGTTCCGACTGCCAACGTAACATACAATTTGGGTACACCAACCAACCGATTTGGTAGTTTGTACCTAAGTGGTAACACAATTTATATTGGCTCAGCACAAATTGGCACTGATGTAAGTGGTAATTTGACCTTGACTACTGGTTCAGGTACAGTACTATCAGTACCAAACATTGCTAGTGCATCATCGTCATTTACCAGCAACGTATCGGCTCCGTTCTTTACAGGCGCAGTACAGGCCAATGTGGTCACATCGACTGGTGCATTGTCAGTGGCCAGCAACAGTGTGTTAACTGGTGCAGTATATGCAGGCAGCTTGAACACAGCCAATGCAGTGGTAACTGGTGGTTATGCAACTGGCTTGGCCAACGTGTATGCTACAACAGCACAGGCAACCAACTTCTCAACTGGTAACGCACAAATCACTGGCGGTAGTATTAGTGGATTATCTGCACTAAGTGCAACCACAGGACAATTCACAAACTTCAGTTCATCAAACGTGGTACTGACAGGTGGTTATGTAACAGGATTGGCCAACGCCGCTGCCACATACGGTACATTTACCAACCTTAACACTGGTAACGTGGTACTAACAGGCGGCTATGCAACAGGCCTAGCCAACGTATCAGCCACTACTGGTCAATTTACAAACTTCAGCTCTGGCAACGTTTATAACATCAGCGGTACAGCAGGCACATTACAAGTTACAAACTTCAGCACAGCCAACGCACAAATCACTGGTGGTAGCATCAGTGGACTGGCCACATTGGGTGCAACTTACTTCTATGCCACTAACTTCAGTTCACCAAACTTGGTAGTATCTGGTGGTAGCGTAAACGGATTGACCGCACTTTCTGCCACAACTGCAACCACAACAAACTTGAATGCAAGCAACGTGGTCATCACTGGCGGATATGTAAACAACTTGGCCAACGTCACAGCCGCTACAGGCACATTGGCACAATTGAACAGCACCAGTGCTAACTTGACCACAGCAGTGGCAACCAACTTCTCAACAGGTAATGCACAGATTACTGGTGGTAGCATCAGCGGTGTCTCTATTCCAAGTATTGCCACACTACAAGTCAACAACTTCAGTAGTCCAAATGTGGTAGCAACTGGTGGTTACATCAGCTCGATGGCCAATATCTATTCTACACTGGGCTATCACACCAACTTCTCGACTGGTAATGCAGTAATCACTGGTGGTAGTGCAACTGGCTTGACCAATACCACAGCCACTAC